TGCCCTCTATAACCTCCTCTTCCTCCTCCTTCAGATGTTCTAAATGTTTTTGTTTCGCCATTAGGAGCAGCCACTGTTACTCCATTGCCGCTTTTTTCAAAATCAAATCCATCATTACCACCGTAAGCCTGATTGTACTTAACAATTGCAGAATCTAAACTAACTTTAGATAAGTCCAGGTTAACCCTAGATAATTCATTGTAATATTTGTTGTACTTTTTTTGACCCTCATAAACAGCGTTAGGATCTATAACTTCTGTACCTCTTTTATTTGTGCTATACGCTTCTTTCGGTATAAAACTTTCTCTAGTAGGTAACTTAACTTCTATTATTGGATCAACATTTAGTAAATCCGAAGAAGTACTGTCCAAATCTAACTCCATACTTTCTGGCTTTACGCCTGTCATTACCGATGCTCTGCTTGGAGTTGCTATTGGTACCACACCCGCATCCATTGTTGCAGCACCGTTTTGAAAATCTGATTCACCTTCTTCTAATAACATTGCTTCGGGATGCTCCGCTAATAAAAAATCAATTGATTCTTGTGAATAATCGGTTACATCAACTACTGATCCGTCTTCTAATTTGTATTTTGTCATTATATGCTTATTTTTAATAATGTATTTAATTTTATATTAATTTAGTTTCTTCTCTTTTGTCGTAAAATTCAGTGTTTAATATTTTATTNCTACTTGATTCACTCATTTCTTCAACACCCTCAATTCTTCTAGTGGCATAAATTTCTTCTTTAGTAATAGGCCAAACGCTAACTTTGTCATTTTGATTACCTCCAAGCATAGTGTATTTGCCGTTCTTTTTTCCAGCATAAAATCCAGTATGATATTGGTAATAGTATTGCCCTTTGTTGTTTTTCAAACGTTTTCTTGTAACTAGTATATCTCCTTCTTTAGCTTCTACNATACTATCTACTTTTGTACCTATTCTTTCGTATTCTTTAGCTCTAACTAAGTTAAAGTTATCGCCTTTATCGTCTAAGGTATTAAACTTTCCAGCCTTTAAAATACTGTTAACAAAAGCGGCACACCAGGCACTTGTATCTTTAGTTACATCTTCATCATTTTTTATGAATTTTGGTACAGCACTAGTTAAGAACCCTTTTATTACCTTTTGTTGTTTTGGATNGTTTTCGTCAATACCTAAATATTTATTCGCAAAATTCAAAGGATTTTTAGCTACAGCTGGATCTGTTTTACCAATGTCAGCTACAACTTTTTTAGGGTCTGGAGAAGAACTTATTATATTATCTATTTTTCCTATTAATTCCTTTTCTTCAACTTTAGTAGTAGCGGGATCATTAATTTTTTTAGTAGTTTCTTCTATAACTTCAACAGGTGTTTCTATAACTTCAGCAGGTGTTTCTATAACTTCATTTATAGATGTTTTCTTTTTCCAAGAACCTTTCCCATATGCTAATGCTGATTCTTTATCTTTACCAAAATCAATAATTTCNCCTCTCTTTTTAGCCTCTTCATATACAGGCTTCCAGTCTATTTCTGCCTCTTCAGACATGTCAACCCAAGTACCATCTTTATCTTGAAATAATGTAGGAAAAGAAAACCAATTTCCCTTACCATCAGTTTCTGTTTTCATTATGTGACTTGACTCACCAACTATATTACCTTGATTATCGTAGTTTATTCTAACTCCATTTCTGTTAGGAGCATTAGGTATTTTAGCTCCTGACTGATCTTCAAAGTCTAATTCAGATTCATTAATTACGCCCTCTTCTTTAACTACTTTTTTTTTTATTGATTCTTCGTAAGCCTTTGTTATTTCTACCGCTGTGGCTCCAGGATTTTCTTTTCTCCAATTATCTGCAAAGGTTTTTATTGTTTGTTTTGAGGCGTCTACGTTACTACCTTCTACAATTTTTTTAATATCAGCAGGTTTTACGCCTTGCATAACAAGTATTGCATTCGTTAGTTCCTTTTTAGTTAAGTTTTTTGAAGAAATTTCTGTTGACTGTTTGTTAGGTCCGTCTGCCAAATTTAGCACGCCTGGTATAAGTGTTCCATCACCACTGTATATTGGCAATATGCTTAATCCTCGACCGCTTAACATTTCTCTTATTTCTTGGTTTTTGGTATCATCATTGTAATTAGCTAGCCAAGGAACGTTAGGTCCTGTAAGTTTGTTAATTAAGCCTGTAAGGTTATCAAAAAATCCACCTTTTTTAGCGTCTTCTTGGAACTCAGCTACTTTTACTTTATAATCGTTTTGTTTTATTTCTCCAGCGGTAAGTTTAGTCACTTTATCTNCTNCTAGCGGTGNATCAGTTAATGTAAAACCTATATTAAGTTGAGCTTGCTCTAAAGCTTTTTTAATATAATGATCTTGAATTTCACTTGTAACGGCATCAAGGTTCTCCTTTTTTAAGCCTAAAGATTGTCTAAGGGTTGTTGAGTTACCCATATGATCTTGCCAGAGGCTATTGGCGTAAACATAATTTTCAGGTTTAGTAAGTAAATCTGTACTTAATTTACTTACGGCGGTTTTAATAACATCCTTATTTACACTATATGGTATAGTTTTTACTCCTGCAATCATAATAGGCGCCTCTGCAGTTAAATACTTGTTTTTTATTAATGTCTCTTTATCCACTCCTTTACTCAAACCAAGTTGAGCAATATACATGTCAATGTCTGCTTGAGTATCCACCACTGTTTTAAACAATGCCTGGTCTGGATTATCCGCTAAGCTTTGTGTAATGGCAGATATATTAAGCCTAAAATCTTCGCCTTCATCATTTTTAGTTACCAAAACTCTACCCCCGTTTTTGTTTTCAATAGTAGTGTTTTTGCCTCCATTCTTTAAATCCATACCAACTCCCACTAAGTTGATATCGTTTGAAAAACTTACAGATCCCGCTGTACCTGCTTTTAGTTGCATACCCGTACTAAGTTGCTCAACAATATATTTACCTGTAGCCATTTCTTGAACAAGTTGTTTAGGATATTTCTGCAATCTAGTAATTTCAGCTTTAGCTTTAGCTCTATCTTCTGGTGAAGAAAAGGTTCGACCCAATACATCAAATTGTTTACTCATTTGGTCTTTTACTCCTCTGCCTTCTTTAATAATTTGGGTTTGAAAACTAGATTGTCCACCTTCTCCAATGTTGCTCCCCATTTTGTTAACATTGTCGTCAATTTCCTGGGAAAAAACTAAACCCTGTGCTATTAAAGCAGCTTTACGGGCTCTTTCATTGTTTGCGAATGTAACAACATCGCTAGAAAGTTTTTGTATACCTTTATATACTGCAGCCCCTGTATTGATTGGTGCTGCTTTGGGATTTCTATAACTCATATATTATTTTTTTTAATTTCTTCCGCCTTTAAAGCTTGTATCCAACTTAGGCATTTTAAACGTTGAACTAGTATCGACGTCAAATTGACTTCCGGTTTTCGACGCCACTTTGCCAGGGAATGCTCCCCCAATTGCGCTAGCTACTCCGCCAATTTGCCCAATGGCACTACCAATAGCTCCGTCTCTAGCCGCTTGATGTCCCGCTACAACTCCTTGAGCATTTTCAATTTGAGTTTGGGCTCTATCTAAGCCTTCGCCTTCTCTTATTTCTGTTGCCTTAAACACATAGTCTGCTCCTTGAGCTTCTGCCATTTGCATTCTTTGAGCTTCACTCATGTTTATGTTCTGTAATCTTTGTTGTTCACCCATTTTAGCTTGATCAATTTGACCCTGCGCTATAGCTGCATTTTTTTGATTAGAAACTTCTTGTTGTTCAATAGATGCAGATACACCTTTTTTGCTTTGTAAAGCAGCTTGAGCTAATGCAGTTGCGCCCCCAGCACTTGCACCTGTAGCAGCTAAAGTATCTAAAGTATTTGCTAATGAAATATTAGCTTGTTCTATTTGTATTTCAGCAGCTTGAGTTGCAACACCTATGTTTGCAAATCTATTTTTTAAGATACCCGAAGTATCTGAAGCCATACCTGATAAGTTTTCCATGTTTGCATATGGATTTATAATATCCTGCCTTGACGCTTCAAGCTCTGCTAATCTACCTCTAGCTCTAGCTACATCTCCCTTAGCTCCTTGAGCTCTTTGATTTGCGCTAATTGCTTGCACGGTTGATCCAATAAGCCCTATACCGGCTCCTACTAATGCTGTAATACCTGCCATTTTTATATGTTTTTAATTATCTCGTAAGATGGATTGTCATCCACCGAATATCCTAGTTTTTTATGTTCGTTTATAAGGCTACTACTTCTTCCAATGCTTAACACAACTTTAAACCCTGCGTCTTTACCCCATTTTTCTAAAGAAGATATTAATAAGGATATAGCTTCTGATTTGTTTCTTTGGTCAGGATCTGAAACAATCCATTCCATCCAACATATACCAGAGTTGGTTATATATAGAAACCCAGCTATTAAAGGTTTGCCTTCTCTTTCAATCATTATACCACCAGTTCCGTTTTCAGGTAATAAATCTCTACCTAAAGGAGCCCAATCCGGCCAAGACTTCCACCATTCAACTATAGTTTCGTAATCTTCGTATATTAATTTCCTTGCTTTTAATTCCATTTAATTGATTTAATTTAATATGATGACTCTACGTAGGTAGAAGACACTGCAAATAATTCTTTTTTACCTGTTGGATTAGTTGTTGAATCTGTAGAAAATGTAACTGTGGCAAACATACCTTTTATGCCTGATAAAGATTCAGCAAACACTACCTCTCCAGGTCTTGGCATACTAATGTTTTTTAAATTAGATACATATTTGTTTTCTTTCCTATTAAAACCCGCTCTCATTTTAGTGTATGGCGGGAAAGGTGTGCCAAATACGGATTGATAATTAGCTGGTTGAACTGGTTGTCCTCCTGAGGGATTTATTATAAACTCTCCTTCGTTGTAACTTCTAACAGGTGAAGTAACATCGTTAAAGTTTGAACCATTATCAACACCTGTGTTGTCTGATCTAAAAACTGAAGTTTCCCATCCATTACTTCCTTCATAACCTATTGTTAAAAAGTTTTTGGATATAGAGACCTTAGGATTAAACACAGTTGTAACAGTTGAATTAACATCTACTCCATAAAGCTTGCCATATTCAGTCCCAAAATGATGTTTCCAAAGCCCATTGTTATCTTCGTTATTATATATGCCGCTAAAAGTAGTATAAAAATTGTTTTTTAAGCTAAACATTTGATCTGGTTTATAACTGTACCTAGAAACCCATCCTCTAACACTTTCGTCAAAAGCTAAAGTTTCATAATCTCTGTTATTGCTATATTGTAAAGAAACAATATATGTTTTAGTGTGAACATCAAACCCTCCTACAATTTTTCCTGGTGTAAATGAATTTAAGTCTATTTCTCTAAATTTATCTCTAAAGAAATCTTTCATACCGTAACTTGATATTTCGGTTATTCCATCTGAAGACAATCTTAGTACTGCATTTCTATTTTTATCTGTAAAGTATTTTCTATAACCGTACACGGCAAAACTGCCAGGATCTTTAGATATACCATAAGTACCTCCATAGGGAACAACTTGACCAATTACCATAGCGGCTGAGGTTGTTATAGCTACTCCTTCCGCCGAATAGATAGCATCTTTATCTATAAGAGCTCTGCTTACTTTATTTTCTTGTAGTATTGTTAAGTTTGTGTTTTCAGCGTATAATTTTTGTATACTACCATTAGAAGGGTCTAGGCTTCTAGTAATCTCTTCACCTGTTGGAAATTGATTTGTGTTATTAACTCCTGTTCTAGAGTTTAGTATACCTGAATATATTAATCCTGATTGAACAATTGACGCTTTATTAGTGTCAGCTACTAAGTAAGCTTTTGCTCCAAAATCAACCGAAGTATTATTGTAACCTCCTCTAATTCTAGACTCTTCTATAATCCAATTTTTTGCGCCATTGCTTGTTGCGTCAGCAGCCCCTTTCCATACAGGCGTACCGCTAGCGTTAACTGTTTTACGTAACATGAAAGAGTTAAAATATTTTACTTCAATAATAGCTGCCATATATATATAATTACTTGTTTATAATATTATTTAGGTATTAAAAAGGCATTCTCCACAATGACACTGCATTGGGGGCATCGTTACCTCCGCTTTCTAGACCTTCCGCTGCTAACTGGTTTTTATACAAGCCTGCTGTAGTTCGCGTTTCAGGCGTTGGACCCATCAACCACGCTGGATTAAATCTTTGTTGCCCTTTACCAGTTAAAATGGAATGCTGAGTTTGTGTATTAAGAAAAGTATGATCAGCACTTGCTCCTTGCCCTGGCACCGAAGCGGTAGGTTGGTTTGAATTTGTAGATATAGACCAAGCAGGGTTATTGTAGTAGTACGGACTTCCGTTAGTTGCAGGAGTTGGAGATAATGGGCCAATGAATTCAACTTCGGGGATTTGAGAAAAACCAGTTATTGGCATAGTACCTTTTTGCCCAGGGTAATCCCAACTTCCATCAGTCGCTGAACCTGTATAAAGACCTGCTGGCCCAAACCAACCTTGACCGCAAGTTACTATGTCATAAGAACTTACCGCTCCGTTTCCATCAGTATAAAGATTAAACGTAGCTGGTTGAGTTGGCCATACATTCGCATATTCAGTTCCAACTCCAGGCATAGCGGTAGGTTGTACTTGAACGTTTAAATAAGTGGTGTTGGTAGCTAAGTTTCCTCTATTTGTAAAACGCCATACTTGACTAGCATCCTTAATATTTACACCAGTGCTACGCGGTTCAAAAAAATCTGGATTATAGTAAAGAGTTCTTGGATGCCATCTGTTACCACCGGCAGTAGATCCGTCGTTTCTAACGAAAACACCTGACCAAATCATTACTGGTTGAAAGTTACTTTTGACAATGTTTGAGACATCTGCGGCTGTAATTGCTTTAGTATTATTGTCAGCTAGCCCTGAAAGAAGCTCGAATTGGGTTGATAATGTTCCGTTACTCATTTTATTTATTTATTTATTTATTTATTATTTTTATATATCAAAAGCTGTTGAGAAGGCATTGGTAAAAGCACCAGGTGTTACACTGTCAAAAACTATTGTTGCTTCAGTAGAAAGTCCACCTACATCTGTTATTGTTATTTTAAGGCTAAACGCAACCGAAAAATTAAAAAAGCCAGAAGCAATACTAACTTTTCCGTCTTGATCAACAGCTAAAGTAATTTGATTATTACCAATAGTTATTAAGCTATTAGTTCCCACGGTATTGATGGTAAAATCAGTGAACGCTCCGTTAATTAGCGGCTGTAGTGTTGACCATCTGTACTGCAATCCTTTAAGAAAATCATTGCTATTAAACGCTCCGTTACGAGCTGTTATAGTAGCGTATAATCCGGTCATAGTAGAAAAAGCCGGTGTTTCATAAGCAATAGGATCTACAACAAGAGGAAAGCTATTACTTAAAGCTCCTTGTCTAGTGAAAGTATTAATAGGGGCTAAAAACGTCAAAGCAGTACCGGTTGTTGGTATATTAATAGATGTATCAAATGTTATTACTAACCCATTTACTCCGGTTACCTTAGCTAACGAGGTTCCGGCAATAACTAACGTTTGTCCAACAAATATAGTGTTTACTACATTTTGCACTGTTATGGAAGTAACGTTACTAAAAGTACCATTTGAATTAGCCGTAGCGTTGTCCGCACTGTTCCTTAAGGAAATAGTAAAATTATAACTTTCTCTAGTATTTGCGTCTGCTCCAAAGTAAAAACTATGTTTTATTTTTATTCTATAACTACCCGCCGCGGTTCCATCAACAAGTTCAAATGAATTAGGAAAAGACTGGCCTAAGTTATTAGTAACAGTTAAACTATCATCGGAGGTAGTGAGTATAGGAGAATTTAAGTTGTTTACCGGAAACATGTCACTTGTAACAAAGGCTGAATCAATAGCCCCTGTTACGCCACCACTTCCTGCTGGGTCTTGGTTTTCTCTGTGGGTATAATCAAATATGCTAAACCCAAAAATAGGTGTACCTATATCAGCTATTACGCTGGTGTTTAAATCAGAAATTAAACCAGATGTAGACGTTTCATAATATATATCAATGTTAGAAACAAAAGGAGTAGTTTCAGCTATAGATAGCGTAGGTAACATATTTGAAAACGTTCCACCTAATCCTCCTTTGTTATCTCCTATCCTCATTATTAAAGGATCTTCAGTGGTTTCAAACAATTCAGGAACTCCTACAGTACCACCTAATTTGTTTAAATCGCTAAAGGAAGCAATGGTTGTTACTTCGTATTTTTTATTTTCAGGGAAAAAAGGTTGATTATAATTTATCCCAACACCGCTGCTAGGTACAACGTTTTCTACTACAGGAAAAAGAACTTCATCACTACTATATTTATTTTGCACAGGCCCCACCTCTTGTAAATCTCTAGGGACTTTATTTATATTGTCGCTTATTAAAACAGAATGAGTTGCTGTAATTGGACCGCTGGTGGCTATATCTCCTTTTAAAAATCCAGGTAAATAAACATTGTAATATTCTTGCTGAGTTTGTTTTACAACAATCTTATACGAGTACCACCCCGTAGGGTTAGTGCTTAAATCATACAGACCAGGTTCACCTGTGGAAGCTAAATTATCGGCTGTTAAAGGACTTCTATCGCTTTGTATTTGCTCGTTTAATTGTATTTTTATAGAGTTACCTACGTCTGCTAAAAAAGTAGTAGGAGTAGTAGCGTTTTTTCTATAAGGAAAGTAAAAAGTAGATGATCCAAAAATTCCATCTGCAGCAATGTTGTCAACAACTTGAGATAAAATAACGTCGGATTGTCTTCCATATCTATCACTTAAAACAAATCCAACTTGATAATTTCTATTTCTTTTTAAAGTGTGTTCAGGGTATTCTATATAAGAATAACTTGCGCCAAATCCAGAAGTAAACTTTTGAGTAACTGAAACTTGATAATTCAAATGATCAGGAGCTGTATGTTTATTTATATAGTTACCATAAATAACCCTGTTACCACTTACTTCTTGAGCTAATGCTCTTACTGGTGTTTTGTCATAAACTCTCGTGCTTTGAGTTTGCGGCAATGTTCTAACCGGTTTTCTAGATTGATAATTATATTCGTAAACATTTGTAGAACCAGCTTGTGCTACTACTTCTTTTACCGTAACAGTATCTAATACGCTAATAGCAATCTGGTCAGATTCTTTATATAGTATGTCTATTTCTTTTAATTTATAAGCTGACTCTAAATTGGTTCCAATTTCTGGTAAATTTATAACTAAAGATATTTGATCTACCTTGTTCTCCATAAAAGAAACAACCGTACTTTGAAAAGCTTTATCTTCATCTCCAGCTAAAAAACTACCATCTTGTTTAGGTATAAAAGCTATTTGAGTAAACGGAGCCATAATAGAATACTCTGCATCTTCGTACTTAAATCTATAACTAAACCTAGCAAACTTATCTTCAAGAAAATTAGAATCACCAGCATAGTCAGGATTGTAGTCTAAGTTATCAGTAATTCCGTCAGGTAATTTTTCACTAGAAACATCTTTCATAGTCGTTTTAAAACCGCCATTGGAACTTTTGTATAAATCTATAGGCGTATACGGAGCATATTTTGCAACAGATATATCATCTTCACTTGAGTAATGAAAGCGATTAGCTGAAGCTTTTCTTATATTTATTTTTCTTGGTTGATTTCTGTCGTCAGTCCAAAAAAGAAAGTCTTCAATTATGTTTATTCCATAAATAGGGCTATTCTCTGAAAAGTTTAAAAACCTACCTATAACTAATTGAGAGGACGCTCCTGCTTCCAAATCAGGATTGTATCTTACTATAACAGAAAGAGTATCAACTCCAGAGCTGCTTGCCTGGTGCGCACTTAAACCATCAGTAGATGGGTCTGTATAGTTTGTGTAAAACAAATATATATCGTCAGTAGCGGGATTTACAATTTGCCCAATAATTTTACCATCATCATTTCCTATATTTGTTTCTGAAGATATAGGGTATACATTGGTGTTTTGAAGTACGTTTTCTACAGCACCTACATCACTGTCTTCTGAATTTGAAACAGCTATATTTAAGGCATCTTTATATTCATTACCAGGTATAAGCCTATCGTCTAAATCTTTGTTCATTTTAGACGCTAAAAAACTATTCTTTACTTCAGCCATTTAATTAGTGTTTTATTTGCTTAGACTTTCCTCTCATTACCTGAATGATTTCGCTAAGTTTTATGTTTGATAGTCTTATTTTTGCATTTCTTAATTTAGCAGATCTTTCTCGTTTTAATCTGCTTACAATATACTCTGGTTGTCTAGATCTATTAGCTAAAATAGAATATAGAATATGAGCGTACATTGCTTCTTCCGCCATTTTTGGTACTTTAGTATCTTCATCATAAGCTAATCCATCTGATAAGTATTCAAGAACTATAGGTCTATCTACCAAGCCACTGCTAAAAGAAATTTTACCTTCACGCTTATTAAGCAAGTATAATCCGTTAGTGTGAGAAGTAACCGGATCTAAGCCATATCTTTTTCCTCTTTGAGAATTTGCACCCGATATTTTTTCTAAATTAAAATCTCCAAAACTATCTTCTGTTATAGAACTAGAAGCGTTTATATTGTTACCATTTTGATCCTGCACAGGTATTCCTGAAGAATCTTGTATAGGTAAACTACCTGGAGACTTACTTAATAAATTAGGGTAAATAGGTTGCTTTATACCATTTTCATCAATAACATTGATACTTACAAGGTTGACGTAGTCTTGAGGTAACGGCACACTTAAGTTTAAAGGCACTGATAATTCTTGGGATTTAATACTATTTAAAGTGTCATAAGAAAATTCTTGCAATCCTCTTTTTGCATGAAATATAACGTCTGATCTTTTTACTTTAGCAACCAACTTGTCTTCCCCTACGTATGCAACTTGAAAGTTGTTTATAATATCCTTAACCGTAATATACGCATAGCTTCCATAATTAGATTCTACAGCATAAGCATAAAGTTCAATAATTATAACATCACCTTTACTGGTAGTGTCAATATTAACAGTACTTCCTACTAACTGGTAATTTGCGGAATTAACTACCACCCCGTTTCTAGTAACTCTAAAATTAGGAATAGTTCCGCCTATTAAAGTGACGTTTCCTGTCCAAAGTATACTTTTTGATTCAGCATTTGGATTATCTTCTAGTTCTATGTATATCTGTTGACCTGAATAGTAATGTGCGTTGTTTTCTGTTAGTAGACCCATTTATTACCTTTTTTCGTTTATGTTTTGTTGTTGTACTTGAGCAGAAGCTGCTTGCACTATTTGCGGATCCCTTATAATTATACCTGCATAAGCCAATATTCTAAGTATTACTTCTGTTTGTTCTGAAATATGTAACTCAAAGTTTGCAGACGATGTGCTTTTATATACGTAAATTCCCAAATTACTATTTACTTCAAAACCCCATATAGGAGCTATAGGTGTTCTTAAAAAAGCAAGTTCTATTACGCCTCCTGCTATTGTAGTCGGTAATATTCTTAAAAATCCATTATCTTGTGTGTATACCGGGTATGTTTCTGTAGGCGCGGTTAAAGGAGACTTTACAATATTGTAAAACTCTTTNCTGCCTAATGACTGTAGTTCTATTCCGTTATAAGCAACAGTGTTAATTCTATGCAAATTATTCGGAAGAGTAAGTGTACCTCCTGAAACAAATTGGGCGGCATTGACAGTTTCAAATTCAGATATTTTTTGTTCTAAATAAGTGACACGATCGGCGTAGTCAGAGTCCGTTTGAGGACTTCTAATCAACTGGTTTAAGTCTTCAAAGTATTTCTCAAATATCTCAAGCTGTACTTGTTCTCCCATTTTGTTAAACTCGTCAGGAGTCATATACCCTCTTTGCTCTTTATTGAGTATTAACAAAACTGTTTGGTAAACAGTATTTACGTTTATCATTTATTTTTGTTTAATGTAATATAAGGGGATAGAGTAACTACCCCCTATAAATATATTACGTGTTAATTTAATTTTTTCTCTATAGAGTTGAAGACTTCCATCCCCTCGTCTGTTTTAAAGAAAGCTGCCATAGCTGAATATGGGTTCTCATCAAAAGGTACAGTCATTAACTTTCTGTTATTACTAGCCCAATTGAATGTTCTATTATCACTGCTTAAAGATATAATTCCTGCCTCAGTAGCTTTAATCGCAACGTTTCTCAAATGAACGTTTTCGTCATTAGCCAATTCTAAGAACAAAGGTGGATTACCTTTAGCAAATATATATAAATCTCTTCTAATCTCCTTAGAACTCATGTTAGCAACCTCAGATCCTCTTTCTACTCTAAGAATAGCTTCTGCTTGGTCGATATCCATTGATCTCGCCGCTGTTAAAGCTTCAAACTCTACTTCTAAGTCTTCTAATTCGTCAATAGCTTCTTCTTGAGCATCAAATTCGTAGTACCTTTTGTTTAAGTCTGGGTGATATAAAGATAATAATTTTTGTAAGTTTTGGTTTTGTTTTGGAACGGATAATATACCGTTTTCAAAAAGTATTTGCCCTAATGTAGCTTCTCCTTTTTGTTCGTTTACAAACGGAGAGTTTTGATTAGTAGCATATCTTAATTCTTTTTGAACTCCATTTTCTTCATCAAAATAAAGTAAAGGTTTTAAAGCAGAGTGCCTAGAGTTTAATCTAAACGATAAAGGTTCGCTACCTCCTGCTAAATAATAACTTCTATCTTTTATAGGCCATGATGGCTTTGATGATATAATTGTTTGCTCTACTGCAATCTCTCTTGTTGCAACAGGCGTTACTGGTGCTGCTTGTGCAGCTGCTTTTTGTTTTGCCATAATATGATATAATTAAATAATTTTTAAAAGGTAATAATTACCCCCGTAAATTCAACGAGGGTAAAAATTACAATAATATACTCTTGACTATGTGAATAATACAAAGTTGTTTGCACCTTGTACACATAAACATCTTTCAGATAGGAAGTGTACTTCCATTGCATCTAAAGAAGATGTAGCAGCTCCGCCAACTGAACCAGTTAACCAAGACTTCATTCTTCTGTCATCAGCTTCTGAAGCTCTGTATCTTACGTGTAAGAAAGGTCTTCTGATGTTTTTCCCAAGTGATTGGTCATAAACAGTTGAAGTTCCTGCAGGAATTAAGATACCATTTACTGAAGCATCTGTAGCGATACCTCTAGTTGAAGCATCGTTTAAGTATTTCCAGTCAGTTTTGTAGAAATCGTAAGATCCACGTCTGAAGCCAGAAAAACCTAAGTTTAATGCCATTTGTTGATCGTTGTTGAATATACCATAAGCAGATCCAGCTCCAGCGTTTCCACCGTTAAGTCCAGCTAACATATCGTCAAAAGCTAAAGCAGTTGTTCTGTTTAAGAATAACATGTTTTCTTCAATAGCTCCTTCTTTGTCTAATCCTTTAAGAATAAGATCAAAAGATGCTAAGCTTCCTGCGAATGCGTTATCAACTTGTCCTCTACCAGTTACAGCAGCGAATAAACCTTCAGTACCTTCAATTCCAGTTGGAACATCTCCGTTACCAGATTTCTTCTCACCTTCAACTACAGCCATTTCTAAGTAATCTTCGAAACGTAATCTAGTTTCTCCTTCACCTTTTAAATACCATAAATATCCAGAATCTCCACCTTCAGTAGTTACTTCAACCCATCCAATTTGAGATGCATCAGAACCACTTACTTCGTATTTATCCTTAATGATAATTGGCTTGTTAGAAAACTGAGTGAAAGAAGGCTCGATAGATACAGCTGTTGTATCAGTACCTTTTGCATATTCAGAACCATAAACAAATATTTTTACTCCTGTTGCTCCTACTAAAGCGTGTATTTCAGCAACACTCTTAGAGTATCCTTTAATAGTTACAGTAGTGTTATTTGTTACCCCAGAAACATAAGCTTTTGCAGATGCAGAACCGTCTGATTTAATAACTAATATAGTTTGACCTATACCGATTACGTTTGTAGTTGGCAATGCTGCTAAAACACCTGCATTACTAAGAGTAAGCGCAGTGTAAGAAACATGCAATCTATTTTGTTCGGACCAAACTACTTGATCAGACGTCATAGGAATTTCAGCTCCTACCATTTTTAAAAATCCTCCAATAGTTCTGTTACCGAATCTTTCAACCTCAGCTTCATAAACTTCTGGAATGTACTGTTGTGCCCAGTTTGCGCTATCCGCATCTGCACTTGTAAAGTCGATATAGTTTGTTGATAATACCGATTTTTTTGCGAAGGGTACTAAACCCGTTCCACCTGTTAATGCCATAATTAAATGTTTTAAATGTTAATTGTTAAATGTTTTTTTAATCCTTAATTTTGAAGAATCAACACCGCTAATTGCTTTTACCTTGAATCCTCCAATACTAACTTCAGACGGTGCAGTCGACCGCACTCCTTCGCTAATGTTTTTAGATTTTGCTACTACGTCTTTCACTGCATCGGCCTTGCCTTGCTCATAAAAGTGTTTTGCAATGGTATCCGCATTACTTGCAGCATAAATAGCTTTGTGATAACCTTTCGTATCCGTTACTTCACCTTTTTCATTCAGGAACTTCCCGATAAGGTTATTAATGTTAGATTGGTTTTCTGCAACTTTTTCTACATTCTGAACGCCGTATCTAAATGTCTTATCACCTAATTTGAAATCAAAACCTTTGAAATCTTGGTTAAACATTTGTTTAGTGCTTTCTTTAAATGTTGAGTGTTGTTGCTCTGCTATTTTTTGATTCTCATTATAACGGTTGAAAAACTCTGAAGCTTCATTTTGTTCTGGCGACACTCCGGGTCTCAACTTGATTTCCGAATAGTATTTGTCTTTCAGACCTTCTAAAAAGTTCTTTGCTTCTGCAACCTTTTCTTTTTTCGCGAGTTTCTTTTTGCGGATGTCTCGCTCCTCATCAATATCTTCATCAAAATCAAACTTATCCTCCATTAAGAAATCAATCTCTTCGCTGTCTAAATGTGATTTTGTGTTTTTGTAATATTCTCTTAACAGGGTATCTGAATCTACCTTGTCATAATCTGCGTTTAACCTAACATAATCCTGTACGGTTCCGCCTGTTTCTTGCATAAAATCTACTAGCTTTTCTACGTTTTCAGGTAAATTTGCTTTTGGCGTAGACTCAATAATCTTTTCTACTTCTGCTATAACAGCAGGNTCTGNAACTTCGTTTATATTAATTACTTCTTCTGAATCCGCGGCTACTTCTTCAACTGCTNCAGCAGTATCTTCTGTTATCACTTCTTCTTCTGGGGTAATTACTTCAATTGGTTTTGACAAGTCAACTTTTGTAACGTTGTCTGTGTTCACTTTAGGACCGTTTTTAAGATCCACTTTAATTGTTTCTGACATGATATGATATTATAAAATTAGTAAATAGTTATCACCTAGGTTCAAATTGTTCTAGGCCAAATCCGCCGAGGTTGTCAAACCCTGCAGATTCAAAATTCTTTGGTAAAGAATCGTTTTTTCTTTGGTCAATTAACTCGCTTTGTTGAGTCGCTTGTATTTTTGTTCTATCGTCTTTACGATCTTCTTTGTACTTTTCATTACCCTGTTTTACCCCTGATTGAGCTTGAGCTAGTTGCATATTGTACTGAAATTCAACTTCCATCAATTGCTTTTTAATTTCTGCTTCTTGCTGCATNTTCTGTATTTCAAACTGAGATTTTGATTGCTCTACTTGTATTTTAGTTTGTGATAAAGCTTGTTGCTTTTGTACTTCCGCCATAGCTGCCGCTTCTGACGCTTGAGCGTTTGCCTGAGCTTGCGCTTGTATATTTGCCTGCTGTGCCGCTCTATCCACTTCTTCTTTTTTCTTTCTTTTAAACTTAATAGATTCGTTAGCTAATTTAATATTTTTAATTTGACGAATGTCAATAGCATCTTCTAAGTTAATACCTCCTGACTGCAAAGCTACTTGTATGTTTTGTTCTAATAGCTGTTTAGCTTCATCATCCGGCTCTAACTCTAAGTAAATTCCAAAGTCGTGCAGATTTAACGTACTTATTTCAGCTAGTATTGCAGCATTGTATATTGACACACTATTGTTCATGGAGTTACGCGTTAAAGGAAACTCTAATAAATCCGCTATTTTTAATGAAATGTTTTCACACGTTTTAAGTGTCAAATATAAACCAGCTTGTGTTATATGCCTGGTAGCTACATTAGATGCGTTAGCAGCCATCTTTTGAAGTCCTACTAATGAGTTTTTATCAGGTTGACTACCATCTCTTGCTTCGTTCAATCCGGTTACATCCCTAATCATTTGCAAATAATACTGATAAGTATTTATAAGAGAACCTATTTTTCCTTGACCAGATGATGACGCTAATTCTTGTACAGGTATTTTACCTCTGTTCATTTCACCGTCTTGCGTTAAAGATCTACCAACAACACTACCTGTTTGAAAGTACATATTTAAAGCCTCTGCTGGATTGTAAGTTGTTCCATTACCTAAATCAACTTCCGCTAAACCGTCCATATCTAAAAATACACCATCCGGTACTATTCTAGACATAACCTGTTGTAGCTTTAAGTGAGTCAATTGAATCATATCAGCAAACCCTGTTATACGACTAACTAAAGATTCTATCTTACCCTTATATACTCTAGGAGCACAAATAGAAAAGTTCATAGCTACTTTAGTAGTATCTGCAAATGGTCTTGTCATATTCTGTGACATTTCCCACTTTAACATTGTATTGTGTCCTAAAAGCTTAACTCCTGTATATAGAACCTCTATAGTTCTAGACACCTTCTTAAACGTATCGTTTTCAGGTGGGTTAAACTCATCTGTTTTTTCAATTGCTTTTTCAAGACCTTGATCAGTTACTTTAATTTTAAAGACCTGGTGCATATAAGTCTTGTATTCAAAGTATAATAAAGAAACCTTATCATCGTCGGCTGTACCATACCCATTTGTATAGTTACGTGAACTTGACATTTTTTCGATATCTTTTAACTGTTCGGTAGATAGTAAAGGAAATTCTTTTGCTACTTCAGCTACAGTTACTTCTTTTACCTCACCTACATAATATAAATCCTCATAATTAGGATCTTCTGTGTAAGAGTAAACTATAGTTGCAGGATCTACATAATCAATTTTTATTCCTTCNGCTTTGTTAAAACTAGTTTTAGTAGCAGCAATACCTAAGACAGTTAAATCGTAGTCTAATCTACGCTTAGTCAAGGTATACTTATTATTGTCTAAAACATTGTTTATTATTTCTTCTTGAGCTATTTCAATATTCTGCTTATAGTCAAGCTGCATGTGAAGTGAGAGCTGGTTTTCGTTTTCAGGAAGCATAGAAGGGTCCTCAACGTTATAAGTGTCTATACCAAGTTGAGACATCATTTGTTCGTTGAACTCCCTAGTTTGCATATCCGCTACAATAGCTGAAACGTAATCTGTTCTTTTTTTACTAGACTCAGGATCTTGGGCATAAGCCTTTATGTCATAAGATTTTTGAGACATACCGTTTACAACAATATCTACAAACTTAGGAATAATAGGTACTGGTTTCCAATCTAAATTAAGATAAGATAAATCACCATTTATAGATAACTCGTCTTTATATTTTTGAATTGATTGCTCTCCTCTGGCGTATAATCTAAGCTGGTGAAAAGCACCGTAATTAGATGAAAACCGATTTGCCGACGTTCTGGAACCTCCAAACCATTCGTGTTCTATAGCTCTAGCAACTGCTAATCCATACTTTTCACCTGCTTTTTCTTCATCGGTAACAGCTTGACTAGGAAAAGAACTATTGTAATTAGTTTCTATCATTTATTTTATTATTTGCGAAGTAAATCCTTTATTATCATATTTCTTAAAAGGTAAACTTATAGCTTTGCTTTCTCTAACAGCTACAGGCGTGTACCTATTTTTATTGCATGCCATAATTGCTAACCCGGAACTAATAGAAGCATCGTGTTTTGTTCTATTGTTTATATTAAACTTAGCCCAATCTTCTAATGTTCTTTGCATATACATATTGCCATATGTTTCTCCGTTGTAACCAACGTGTGTTTCTATATAAGATTCGATTGCCGCAGCGTGTGCTTGTTTTATATCTTCACTAGAGTTAGGTATTCCACCTATTTCTTTTTCAGTTACTGACAACTTGTTCCAAACTTTATCTGGTCTGTTCATACTGAACCCTCTATACCCTCTTCTTTTAAAATGATATAGTAATCTAGGCTTGTTGTTTTCACACAATAAAGGCATACCGTAAAATATACATGCCATCAATACATCTTCAAAAAACATTTCAGCAGTTTGAGGTCGTGCTATATACTCTAAGAAAAAACAATTTGGAGGAGCGTCTTCCATACTAAACTTGGTTAAACCATGCAAAGCACCGTTAGATCCTCTTTTATCAACAGTACCTGATATATCGTAACTGTCACATCCAAATGCTCCCATGTGATCATTACCTGGGTATTTAGTACCATTTTTTACTATAATCTTATTTTGCAAATCAAACTGAGGAACCCAAGACACTTTAAATCTACCGTCCTTATTGGGGTGAAATACAACTTTAGTATCTTTCATTCCGTTAGCCCAGGCAAAACTACCTGTTGTCACTACGGAAGTATTTTTTAAATCCTCATTATAATCTACTTGCTCATATATTTTAGTAAGATTAAAAATAGACTCTTTGGCTTCGTCTCTAAACGCATGTTTCTCTGTTCTTGGAAACTGGCGATAGTATTCATTTAAACCATCTTGATCTTCTTTTAATCCCTCAACTTCATTGTTCCAGTGTTCTATAACACCTAAATCAATTAATTCTCCATCAACACCTTTTACAGGGTTTTTTGGCGTGTCAAATACAGGTAATCCAAAAGCGTCAATGTATCCTTCGTAGTTCCATTCCATAGGTATGAACAAAGAATAGAGTCCTGAACTAGTCTGTCCGTTGCGGTTTCTTTTATTAACATTTGAATTATAGTATAGTTGTTTAAAATTATTACCTCCTTTTTCTAAAGCGTTTGATGTCGAACCCATCATACACTTACCTACTATCTTACTACCTAATCTTAAACACGTTTTTGTAACCCTCCAGTTGTTTAATATATTGTCAGGTCTTTCCCACTTTCCACTTTCATCATGTACTAGTAGTTTTAATTTTTCTCCATCATAGGAGTTATCTCCTGTGTTTTTCCAATCAATAGTTGTATCTAAGCCCTCTAGTTCCTCTTCAGTTTCGCCTTCGTTAAGCTTTCGTCTGGTAAGCCTGGATGCGGGGATTCTATAGGCAAGCTCCGTTTTCGGCCTGTCCATACCGTCTTGGATTGGTTTAAAGAAGAACGGGTAATTACTTGAAATGGGTACAACTTTATCTGTAAACATTTTTTTTGCATCGGCTCCAGATTTGGACAATATTCCAAACCGTGAATCCGTTGATATGGTAGCCATGTTAACTGTCTCCCCAGACGCCATGAATGAAAATCCCGAACGTCTGTTCTTGAGATATGACATACCATAACATCTTTTGTCTGCTTTGCAAGCTTCCCAGAATATAAAGAATAGTCTGTTNGATTCCCTAAAGTCTGCTGCCCCAACATCAATTTTGGACCACTGCAAGTACATGTAATGAGTACCAGTGATATAAGCAGGCTTACCNTTGNTAAAAAACCAAAAACCTTGTTCTCTCTTTTCAAATTCTTTGTCTATATATTCGTACCACTTTTCTTTAAANTCATTTGGGTATTTTTCCCAATCAAAAACACTTTTTATTTTTGCCAGCTCTTTAGGNTATTCTAGCTTGCTCCAATATTGTTCTTCTTTCTTAGCTGAACGCTTTTGTATATCTTTTGGTTCTTTAGGTAGAGCGATGTTAAGATCCTGGATAGTATATATTTCTCCAATTTCTCCAGTTTTGCTAATAACCACAACGTCATGCTCAGCATTATAACCATACTTCCATTTTTTATACCTATTCATCCGCTTTATAATTTGCGGTTTTATATGATCAGTATTTACTTTATATAAAGATTGCTTGTACATTATTTAGATCTTCCTTCAGCGAAGCCTTTGAAAGCTTGTTTCTTTTCCTCTTTAGGTTTCTCTTCTAACCT